TAAATTGGCCGTTAATCATAAAGTTATTATTAAAAATGTTGCAGATATAACCGCAGATGATTTAGATAATGAGCCGATTGATTTATTATTTTTTGATTGCCACGCATACGAAGCCGAGCTTTGCGCGTTTCAAAATCTTCGCAAGGCAGGCATTATTACAGACAAAACTATCTTAGTTTTTCACGACACTAATCTTTGGCCGACTAAGGACTCGCCAAATCTTTCAAAAGCCGACTGGGTCGAGATATCTTATGAGGTTGAAGGGGGTTGGAGATTTTGTCCACCTGAAAGTCAGTTGGTAAATGATTTTAAGGAAATGGGTTACGATATTTTAAATCTCGGTACAAAAAGAGATGTTCACGGAGAGCATTTTCCTTATAGGTGCGGTTTAAGCATAGTTAGCAAGTTTACTCCGCTTGAATTGAAATTTGGAGCAACAGCACCCTGGATGAAACCACAAGACATAGAGAGTGCTAAGTTTATTAAAGTAGGTGAGTTTGATTATAAAAGGAAAAATGATAAAATATAAAGACCAAGAATATAAAATAGTCTGCGTCACCCCAGCAGGACGCGAACGATATATATCAATCTTCAAAAAATTTATTTACCGAAAAATAGACGAAGGATTGATTGACGAATGGCAAATTTGGATGAACACAAAGAACCCACCAGATATTGCTTTTTTAGAAAGCATGGAAAAGGAAAATCCAAAGGTTAAAATTTACAGAATATCAGGAACAATAACAACTCCAACTTATGATTATTATTATGATACCCAAGATTTTAACCCGATTAAGACGTACAAGTTTTTAGTGAATACGCACGATAATAACGCAATTTATATCAGATTTGATGATGACATTGTATGGGCAGAAGAGAATGCTATCGAAAGAATAGTTCAAGCAAGAATAGACCACCCCGATGCATTTGTTATTTATCCGAACATAATTAACAGCACAATTTGCACCAGCTGGCATCAAGAGATTGGAGCATTGAGCGAAGAACATGGTATAGTTAGAAGAGAAAGACCAGACGACCCAGATTGGGCATACCTTGACGCATTCAATTATTCTGACAGCGGACTAATAGACCATATTTACAAAACTTTTGCAAAAAGGTATAACGAGGGTAGTTTATCGGCTTATTATTTACCCAGCAGAAGTTTTGACGATTATAAACACTTTTCAATATGCAGTATCTGTTGGTGGGGAAAAGACCACATAAGTTGCGGACACATTGAAGAACCCCAGATGGCTTGGGAGTTGCCAAAGTTATTTAAGAGACCAGTTTGGTTTGTGGGAGATGCTTTGCTTTTTCACGCATCTTATCACACTCAAAGAGAGTATTTAGATAAAGTTAGACAACCTTACTATTTAGATTTTTTTAAAAGTATCGTAAAGTAATAAAATAATTAACTTACCACCCTTGTCCTACACCTTTCTGGTAAGTTGGGTGCAGGACTGGGGTAAAACAATATGCCAAGCGGAATATACGAACATAAATTACATCAAGGTTTTCAAAAAGGTCATTCGTTTTATGGCAATATATCAAGGTCAAATTATTTTCACAAAGGAGAACATAATGGAGTTGAGTTTAGGAAGGGAAACAAGAAGTCTGGAAAAGCTTATTCTTGGGATAGTGGTGATAAACATCCATTATGGAAAGGAGATAGTGTAGGATATGGTGCACTTCATTCTTGGGTAAAAAGATGGAAAGGAAAATCGCTTTATTGTGAAAATTGTGGTAAAAACGGAAAGATATTAAAAAGAGTTTGGAGCATAGATTGGGCTAATATAGACCATAAATATCGCAGGGTTTTAGAAGATTATATTGGTTTATGCAAAAGTTGTCATAAATTATATGATATTGAAAATAATTTAAAAAAATGAAATCAAGCAAAAAATTAAAGGAATGTTTGGACGCCCATATAGAAGCAGTGGTTCAAAATGATGAATACAAAATTAAAGAACTTTATGCTGTTGACAAAGACATAGAATATGTTATTGACTTAGGAGCAAATCTTGGAACATCTGCTTTCAAAATTCAAACATTTTATCCAAAGGCAAAGATATTAGTTTGCGAACCAGAACCTGAGTTGATGAAATATGCTAAACTGAATACAGGAAACAAGTTGACTTATGTTCAAAAAGCCATAATCGGAGACGATAGGAAAGAGGTTATATTTAATGTTTGTAAGTGGGCAGGGAACGGACATGTTGACGGACATTTCAGATGGGATTTATATGCCCCAATGGGTTCAAAGAAAGTAGGAGAGATTAAAGTTCCAGCTTGCACCCTGAAAGACTTAATTGACGAATATAACTTCCCACGAATAGATTTACTCAAAATAGACACCGAAGGAATGGAGTCAGAGATATTGAGAGCATACAAACCATACTTAAATAATGTAAAATACATTAGAGGAGAATGGCACGGGGACAAGGAGAAGAGTTTGATTAGAGAGATACTACAAGACACCCACGAAGTTTTAATGGAAAGTATAATGGAAACCAATGGGGGAATATTTGCAGAAAGGCGGAAAGATTTAGATGTGCCAAAGGTTCTACCACAGAATGTAAAGCGAGGAATTGTGATAACGACCAGTTTATACACAAAAGATTTCTTAAAAGATTGTTTGGAGAGCATCAAAGACACCACATATCCAATAATTGTTTTGAGCAACGGGGGATATACTCCTAAAATGGATATGTGGAAAGAAACTAAATGGCAAGATTGCAAGTTAATAGTTAATCCTATTAATGGTTGGGAGTTAGCAGGTATTCAAGCTGGAAAAGATGATTTTGATGAATTTTGTCATTTAATGGACACGACAATAGTAAAAGACATATCTATGTTTGATAAGTTATTCGCGATAGAAGGAAATGTTGTCTTGACCAAAGGAAACTTTCATTATATGGGAAAGTTTGAGACAGCACGACTTCCAAACTTACCAATAGTTCAAACCAAAGATGTAGCGATTATGTTAGAAGCACATTGGTTGAAGTATTATAGAGAATTCAATCCTGATTTACCTGTTCAATCTGACATATTCGAAACCAAGTATGGACAAAATAGAATGAGATTAGAGAATCAATATATGGTCAAGTGGAAAGGAACTTGGCAGAGGCAACAAGAGTCAGATTTATTATGAATACAAATAATTCAGTCTAAACTGTAAAATGGGAAATCCAAACGCAAGAGGTAAAATAGGTAATGTCGGAGGCGGGAGGAAAGGTTATGAGTGGGAAGAAGACCAAAAAAAGCAAATGAAAAAACACTTGAATTGGTTTTTTGCTTACATAGATGCTGTAAGAAAAGGGAAGAATACCGAAAGAATGGATAAGCAGTTTGAAAAATTAGAAAGGGTTTTATTAAAGATAATGGATAAACTTCACGCTAATAAGACAGACCTAACAAGTGGAGGAGAGACAATAAAACAAATACCAATTTATGCAACAAAATCTTTACAAAACGACGACAGCGACAACCAAGATATTCAATCTGAAAAAGAGGATTAGAGCTGTTTCGGGTGGCACAAGTTCAAGTAAGACAATATCAATTCTTATATGGTTGATTGACTATGCACAAAGCGTGAAAGACGAAGTGATTACAGTTGTAGGAGAATCAGCACCACACTTAGACTTAGGAGCGATAAGAGATTTTAAGAACATAATGACAGCTCACGGATACTGGGACGACAACAGTTGGCTGGCTGGTAAGAAGTATAGTTTTCCGACAAGAAGTGTTATAGAGTTCATTTCATTTGACAAGTTCGGTAAAGCACACGGGCCAAGAAGAGATATACTTTTCTTAAATGAGGCAGTTCATTTTCCGTATAATATCGCAGACCAGTTGATTACAAGAACACGAAAGATAGTTTGGATGGATTGGAACCCATCAGAAGAGTTTTGGTTTTACACAGAGATGTTGGGCAAGAGAGACGACATAGATTTCTTGGGAGACGGATATTTAGGACCATTAACCTATTTAGACAACGAAGCATTAGACGCAACAACAAAATCAGAAATAGAAGCACACAAAAACAACAAGGAATGGTGGACAGTTTATGGTGAAGGTAAGTTAGGAGTTATTACTACAAGGATTTACAAAGACTGGCAAGTGATAGACGACATACCGCACGAAGCCCGATTGGTAGCAAGGTGGTTGGATTTCGGCTATTCAAACGACCCTTCAAGCATAGGCGATGTCTATGAGCATAACGGTGGCTACATAGTTGATGAGCAGTTGTATCAGAAAGGAATGTTAAACAAAGCATTGGCAAATGTCTTATTGGCTCTTCCTACGCCACAGACACTAACGATAGCAGATTCAGCTGAACCGAAAAGCATTGACGAGATAAGAAGTTTCGGAGTTAATATAGTTGGAGTTTCAAAACAACGAGGTGAGTCAAAGACAGAAACATTTGTTAAGTGGTCAATAGGCAAGGTTCAGAACCAAAGGATTTCAATAACACGAAGAAGCTTCAACACCTTAAAAGAATATCGTAATTATTTATGGATGGTCGATAAGGACGGCAAGATATTAAATGTGGAAGAACCAAGATGTGCTAATCATAGTATGGCGGGAATAAGATATGTTTTGTGCACTCTGATTCCCGATGATATGGAATTAGAAAAAGCCGATAGGTTATTATCGAGACTAAGAAACACAACTAACCAAACAAGGTAGGGATTTAATGACTATACTTCTAATAGAAAATATGATATAATGGAAGTATGATAAATAAAGAATGTATAATTTGCAAAAAAATAATAATTGATAAGCCATCTCATCTAAAATTTAGAAAAACTTGTAGTAAGGTTTGTGAAGCTAAATACTTTTCTATTGAAAGGAGTGGTAATAAAAGTTGGAGTTATAAAGATGGCGGTATCAAAGTATGTGTTTTGTGTGGTAAAAAATATAAAGATTATCGGAAAAGTAGTAGGTATTGTTCCAGGGGTTGTTCGGATAAAAGAGTAATTACCGAAGAACACAGAAAAAAGATAAGTATCGCTAACAAAGGGAGAAAACCTTACGAAATGACAGACGCGATAAGAAAACATATGAGCGATGCACTGATTGGTAAATTTGTAGGAGATAAATCTTCAAATTGGAAAGATGGAGTTTCGCCTCAATATAAAATAAAAAATGCACCACGACCAAAACCAAAACATTGTGAGGTTTGTGGGTCAATAGGAATTATGTGTTATGACCACGACCACAAGACAGGTAAGTTTAGGGGGTGGTTGTGCTCAAACTGCAATACAGCATTAGGACACGTAAAAGATAACCCTGAAACTTTAACATCACTGGCTAATTATTTAAAATTAAATCAAGTCTAAACAAAATGTTAAATTCTACGAGTAGTTATTTTAGGGAGAAAGAGGTTGACTTTACGGTAATGGGTTTAGATAGTATTACTTCAAAATTCCTAAATAAATGTCTATGTAATAGAAACAATTTAGAGTTTATTTTTCAATGCAAAACATTTGATTTGATTTCTACAAACGCTATCTTGCATTTTGACCATTTAAAGATTATAAAAAGGATAGATGATGCAACGGTTCACACAAAGACTTGACAACATCGCTTGATATAAAGTATTATTAGTTAAAGATAATTTAAATATAAATAATTCCTAACCGAAATCAAAGGGGGGAGTGTCAAAAACACTCTTTTTTTGCTGTAAAATTATGGAAACCAAAAAGCGTCCAACACTATCAGACCCAGAGGAATTTGCCTTAATTAAGCGAATATATTTTGGTAGTGATTTGGTTGACAAAGAATACATAGACCCAATAGAAAACTTAGAACGAATTGATGCGAAACAAAGGAATATAAATAATAATTCAAGATAACTTATGAAAATTGATGTAGCGTTAGAAGATATCAAAAGCAATTATGTTAAAACTATTGACTTAGTTGATGGTCTTCCATTCTCACAAAAGAAAACCATAAGAACTATTGAATTTTACAACAACTCGAAGTATTTGAATGGTCAGAAAGACGAACTTGGAAGAGACAAACCATTCTATCAGATTTTAAATGCAATATGCGATGTTGAAAATGCCGCCAAAGATTTAGACACAAAGGATATTAACATAACAAGCGATGACGGCAATCATTATTTAGAAAGCTGGTTGATGTCAAAAGATATTCAAGTTTGGATGAAGGAAGTGAACTTTGCAAAAACGCTGAACGATATGAGAGATACGCATACAAGATATGGTTCTCTTTTAGTTAAGAAAGTTGTAAAGAAAGATGAGAAAGGCAAGAAGATGTTGAGTTTAGAATTACCTGAATGGAAAAACACCACAACAGACCAAGTGAACATAATACAAGGTGTAATAGTTGAAACCCACTGGATGACGCCGGTTGAACTTTCAAAGATGACTGAATGGAAAAACATAGATGAGGTTCTTTCTAAATGCAAAGGAGTTAATAAGAGAATTCCTATTCACGAGATAAGAGGCGAGTTTGACCAAGCAACTTTCAAGGAATGTAATGGCGAAAAATACACACCAAAAGACGAAAAGAAGTTTTCTTATCAGTTATATTACATAGCAGGAAATCCTACTGAAGCAGGAACAACAGAAAAAAACGATAGATTTATTCCTTGTTATTGCGAAGACGACACCGATAGAGTTTATAAGTATCTTGCAAGAAAACCACGAGCAGGTAGGTCATTTGGTGTAGGAGTAGTTGAAGAAGGCGAAGAAGCCCAAGTATGGACGAATGACGCTGTTTTGAAGCAACATAGAGCAATGGAATACACCACAAAGGTTGTAGGACAATCGGCTTCAAAGAAACTGAAAGGTAGAAATTTGTTGAATGAAGTTGACGATGGAACTATTTTAGAGCACGAGGATGGGAAACCAATCACGGCTCTTAATCTTCTTCCAGCAGGAGGACTTCAACAATACAGCAATTTAATTCAACAATGGTATAACCAGTTAGAGAAGACTACAAGTGCTTATTCAGCTCAAAGAGGTGAAACTCCACCGTCAGGAACTCCGTTCAGATTACAAGCAACAGTTTTACAGCAATCGTCAAGCGTGTTCAAAACACTTCAACAAGAGTTTGGTATCTTTTTAACTGAGATATTTGAAGATTGGGTTATGCCATATTTATCATCAAGGTTGAATAGAGAACATATTTTAGCTTATGAGTTTTCGCCCGATGAATTGAAGAACATAGATAAGCTGTTTTCAATAAAAGAAGCCGGCAGTAGGTCGGTTAAAATGATATTAGGCGATAAACCATTTACACAGGAAGATTACGATGCTTGGCTTCAAGTTGCAGATGATTTTATAAAATCCACAAAAGGACAAAGATTTATTCAGATACCAGAGAACTTTTATAAAGGATTCAAAGCTAAGTTGACTGTTAACATAACAGGCGAACAAAGAAACAAAGCCGCTACACTTGAAAGTTTGAGTAATATACTGACGGTTTATGCCTCTAATCCTAATATGGCTAACGACCCAGTGGCTTCTCAGTTATTAGCAAGGATAATAGAATTATCTGGTGCTGGGATAAGCCCAGTGGCCATAACAGAAGCCATAAATGAAAAAGCAAAGACAGACGCAATGGCACAAGAACAGATGATGCAACAACAAAATTCAACACGAAACCCTAATCCACAAAAATTATCCTTAACCGCCTCAGGTGCAAAAGTATGAAATCTTTACAATCTTTCAATTTAGACAAAGATACCAAAGAGAATGTAAGACAATACTTGTTGCAGTTTTTCAGAGATGAAGCAGTAAGAAAACTAATGAACAGAGAAGACACGGTCGCTTTGGCAGATGCAACAGAATTACTGGACAAGGCGTTTGAAAACTTAGATGTGATATTCAATTCAAAGGTTGATAAAAAAGAACAAATTAATCAATCAAGATGAAACAAATTAAATTAGCACGAGGTAAAATAGCAATAGTAGATGACGCAGATTTTGATTATCTCAACCAATTTAAATGGCATAATCACATTGGATATGCGAGAAGGACTTTGATAAAAAATAATAAAAAGGCAGGAATTCTTATGCACAGAGAAATACTTAACCCATTAAAAGGTAAGGAAATAGACCATATAAATCATAATGTGTTGGATAATCGTAAAGAAAATCTACGAATATGCACAAGAGCAGAAAACCAGTGGAACAGAAGTATAAACTTAAATAATAAAGTAAATTTAAAAGGAGTTAGTTTAAAAAAGGGAAGTGGAAAATGGTTGGCACAAATTCAGAAATTAGGGAAAAAAATTCATATTGGATATTATAGCACTCCACAAGAAGCAGCAATAGCATATAAACAAAAAGCACAAGAATTATTTAGTGAATTTTCATTAAACGAAGCGAGGTAATTATTATTAAAAACAAAAAATCTATGGAAGACGAAAACATAATTGTTCCAGAGGAAACTCCAACAGATTCAACTCCTGAAACGCCGGTGGAGACACCAATAGAATAATCATCACTTATTGCTTATCAAGTAATTGGTAAGCAAAATAGTGGCAATTATAAGTCCACTTAATCCGTAAGGGGTGAAGGCAAACACCTTAAAATATGTCTAAAAAACTTATGGCAGAAAACAATGGCACTCCCGCCTTAGAGGAGAAGGATATCATCACTTTTGTTGATGAAAAAATTAGTTCTGATGCTGATTTTCAGGCAGAGTTAGATGCTTTATCTGATGAGGATAAAGATACTAAACTACAAGAAAAGAAAGCAGAGTTAATTAATCAAGAATATGCGACTATTGCTGAAAAAGCAAAAAAGGACGCAGAACTTGCTCAAAACTATAAAATCAGAGCTGAAAAAGCGGAAGGCGAAAATAAAAAGAAACCTCCCGTTGAGAATAAACCTAATGACCCACAACTTTCAGAAGAACTTAAACTGATTGCTCGCGGGTTATCAGATGAAGCCATTGAGCAGGCGAAAGTAATTGCTAAGGGAAAAGGTATTGCCTTGACTGAAGCAATTAAAGACCCTTTATTTCTTACTTATCAGAAAGACGCTGACGAGAAAGAAAAAAAGGAGAAAGCCAAGCTCGGTGCTTCAAAAGGTTCTGGCGAATCCAAAGAGGAAATCAAAGGAACTGAATCTGGTTCAACACGAGAAGCACATCAAGAAGCTTTTAAGAAAGCAATGGGCGAAAAATAAATGGCATTTCCGACAAACACAGAAACCCTTACAACTCTGGATTCCTTTATCCCTGAAATTTGGGGAGAGAAAATCAATGATTTTTATCAATCAAAGTTAATAATCGCTGGGTTCTTTACAGATAGGAGTTCTGAGTTAGCAGGCGGTGGCGATACGCTTTATACACCGAACATGACTGAGTTCGCAGCCAATAGCAAAACAAATGCTACAGCAGTGACACTCAATTATCCTACAGAAACCAAAGTCACATTGGCCGTAGACCAGTGGTATGAAGCATCATTCGCCATTGAAGACAGAGAAGCAGCTCAAGTCAAGCATTCTTACTACATACAAGAAAAGTATGCACAGAATTGCGGATTTGCGGTTGCTAAGAAGTTAGAAGTAGCACTCGCGTTGCTATTTGACAATTTCAGCCAATCAGTAGGAGCTTCAACAAGCAACTTAGCTGATAGCGAAATTCGTCAAGCAATAGCATATCTTGAAGCAGCGAGTATTGACTCAACCGAAGGAGTCGCATTCTTCATGCACCCAAATGTATTTTGGAAGCAAGTGCAGAATCTCGACAAATTCAGTTTAGCCGTCAATTCACCAGTTAACGACCCAACTGGCAAGACTCCAAAAGCGACCTTATATGGTATTCCAGTATATATAACACCAAATGTTCAATATATTTCTGGAACCGTAGGAAGATCAAATGCTTTGGCTCATAAAGATGCTTTACATTGGGCAACCTCCCCATTAGGGACAGGTGGTTCATTGGCAAGAAATTCGATGACGGGCAAATACGGAGTAAGAGTGCAATCCAATTATGTTCCTGAGTATCTTTCAACTATTACAACCGCAGATTTACTCTACGGCACAATAGAAAACAGAGACGCCGCAGGAGTTTGGATTAAGACAGCAGATTAGTAATACTTGTGATATTCGAATCTGCGTAATAACCTGACGGAAATTACCCGAAGCGTCAGGGAATGAATAACACAAAACAATTATGGGCAAAGTTTACATCAGTTCTAACCCCGTCAAGTCAACCGAAAGAATAGATTTTGGTGGCAACATCATAGACCCAAAGACAAAACAGGTTCTTGTTCCAAGGGAAGTAGATAGCGTGTTGCCACCTATAACGCCACCACAAGCGACACAAGCCCCTGTGGCAAGTCCCGTGATAGAAGGCGATGGTTTATCGGTTCTGCAACAAATACAAGCCACAAAGCAAAAATTACAAGAATTAGAAGAATTAAAAAAGCTCAAAATAGCTCAGAAAAAAGCGGAATTAGAGCTTCTCCAACAATGAAAGTATTTTATGTGAATTCAGGTTTGAATGGAAGTTATAATGTGCGTTGTTTATTTCCCTTACAAGCAAATGGTTGGGACGGCGACCGCACAACATTTCTTTTGAAACAAATGACCCCAGAAGACAAAGCAAGGGCGGCAATTAACGCAGACATAGTAGTCTTTCACAGACCAGTTGCAGGACAATTGTTAGAATTAGCAAGGATATTGAAGAAGCAAGGTAAAAAGATTGTAATGGATAATGACGACACGCTACAAGAAGATAATGGCTTTAAATTCACCGAGTACATGGATAAGAAACGAGTAGAGAAAGGAATTGAGAAAATGAGTTCTGCTTTAAATGTGTTCGCAAAGGAAGCTGACTTAATCACTTGCACGACAGAGTTTCTTAAAAAGGAATACGAAAAAGTGAACGATAATGTGGTAGTTCTTCCTAATTGTGTAGACCCATTCTATTTCCCAAAACCAACAAAGAACGAAACCGATGTGATAAGAATAGGTATGACAGGTTCAGTAGGAATAACTAACGATGTGGAGACTTTAAGACCAATTATAGACCACTATCAGAATGATAAAAGAGTAAGATTGGTTTTACTTTCAATCCCACCAAAAGGAGAGAACGATATTTACAAAGAATTATATTCTGAACAATATGCTTACTGGAGTTCGGTAAATATAGAATGGCATCCGTTTGTAAAGGTAGACGAGTATTACAAAGTTCTAAATGAGTTGAAATTAGATATGGTGATTATTCCAAGATATGATAG